GCTTGACCCAAAAGGTAACACATGGCACTCAAGAAGAGATTTTAGTGTTACCATCAGCAGATTCTCAGATCCATTTAAAGTCAGCTGAGAAAAGACTCACTAGTTCCTAATATTTTTACCCAATCAGCTATCTCTACACCACTAAGTCCCATCTCAAACGCGACTACACATCGTGTGGCCCAGGTTTGAGCTTGTGGTTTACATGTCACTGTGGGATCGCTGCATAGTGGCAGCCAACACGCTGGTTACGTTCCAGTCAACGACACACTTAATACTAGTAAGTACCAAAAGTAGTATGGTATGACGAAGAAGTCATACTATAAACTGCTGCACTAATACGCGTAAAACTAATAACCATCTCGTCAATATCAGGTAAGGTCAAAGTGCCCAATGTAAGTCTAAACTTACCATCAGGCCCAGTAACCTTAAACACTCCAGTTTTCATGAAGCCATTGGTATCATTCATATAGAACTGACGACCAACAGCATCATGCAATGCAGCAACAAATGTGTATGTACCAGCAGCATCATATGCCATCACATTAGCCATATAATAGCCAGTTGGAAGAGTAAACTCAACTACAGTTGTAGAAGTAGTTGGTTTCATCCGTGCTAATACAGGACCATACACACTAAGTGCAGACCACGTAGCTGAATTATCTCCAGTAAAGGTCTGAGTAGCAAAAATTGCTTGCTGCGGTTGAATTAACTCAACAGTGTACTCAACAATGATATCGGCGAGATTCGCAGATGTGTCAACAATCTGATCAGCCATGACTACTATCTGTCCACAGTCAATAAGCTTTGAATCAGTAGTAGTGTGTGAGTTCACAAATTTCTCCTCAGGTTTAATAGGTACATTAAATACCAAACTATCCCAAGGAGATGTTTCTTGATGATGAGTCAAGTTAAAGAACTCACCACGATCAGACGGTAATGGATCTGTAGAATCATAATCAACACCAACACCAATACGCCCAGCAATACTTGTTGGTTGATTACTTACTAGATGGACAACTAACTTATGCATTTTATATTTGTCAAAATTAGAGGAAAAGGTGGACAACCAAGGGAATGTACCAAAATTTCCAGCATTAATGACATAACTACTAGCATTATAAGTAAGAGTTGTACCACTAGAATACAGATTGCCTATAAATTCAGTATGCGTAATGACAACATTTCCAGTCCTATTACTGAACTTAGGCCGATTTCGAGCTCCAATACGTCTACTAACACTCACTGGAGCTGACACAGTGGTGGAAGTAAAATTACGAGCACTTGGAGCAGACACAACTGAACGAGGAACGCGCTTAGATGAAACAACAGGTTTAGAAGTGATACGTGCCATTCTTCTAGACGATAATTTCTCAGTTACAAACTGTTTTAACTTGGGAACAGACTTAATTCCGGAATTAATTCCAAGAACACAAAGATCTTTCAACAACTGTTTAGGTACAACACCAAACAAAGGTAATGTCCGAACTTCCTGAACGGCTTTCTGACACAGCCAATCTACAAATCCTTGATTGGATGGTAAATGTGCTCCAACAGCAGTTTTCTCAGCGTATGGAACAATAGCAGCAACTTCAGAATCAGGAAAAGTTACGTATGAAGCCAGTTTGGGTGATTTGACATCAACAGGTAATTTACCACGCAGTGCACGGGTCTTAGCGTTCAAATTGAACTTAACAGTGTTCAAAGCAGAATTAAGTTGTTTATCCACAGAATTCAAAGCAGCAGAACGAGATGAATTAACACTAGATACACCTAGTAAATCAGCAGACATATATTTGTATGGGATCCCTCAACATAAAGGGACTGTTCATCTTCCTACATAGTGAGCAGTGCAGTCTCTTGGCATTTACATTAGCCCATCAAATTGGATTTAGCTCATTAAAGGAAGACCCCAGATAGAGGGTGGATTTAACGAGGTAACCTTTTTCCTCGAAACAACAATCAAAGAGGAGTCTCACGCCCGGTGAACAAGCCGGGCATGGAACTGTACTTAAGGCTGGAAAAATAATTTTCCAATTCTATCTGCTCAACGGGAGTAATGTCATACGCCATCCAAAAGGAAGCGCGAGCTTGTGGTGTAATCTCGCAGTATCCTCGCTTCATACCATCAGTCATATGGCGTAAACCCCAAGGCATACTGAGACGAAACTCAGTATTAACATTAACATTCTCAGCTCCCTTTCTTGATGATCGGATATCCCGTCCATACTCCACCATCCAACGGTAGAATTCTTGAAACACAGGCAGTCCACCAGTAAGCCTAAGCCCCCCGGTGCCAACAGCATGCATCCACCGTTGTAGCACTTTCGCATTATAAGGCTCCATCATAACACAATCTCTATCAATGGCAGTAAATGGATTACGGCACATAATCCATTTCTCACCATCAAAGATAGGTTTTGTTTGACAAAACTCTATATGCTCGAATTCGGTCACTGGCTGCTCAATAGTCATATTAAAACCAAGCTCCAAGAACCAAGCAGATAAGTCATGCATAAAAGCAGACAAATCACTTTGTTCCATGATGACAACACAATCATCACCATTATTAGCCAACTGAGCAACCACACCACGCTCCAATAAGTATGCCTTGATCATCGAACACATAAGAATGCAATTACCCAAAGATGTGTTCATATCACCAGACATTCTTGTACCATTAATTCGATATTCAACAGTGCCATCAGGAGTACGACCAAAACATCGATTGTCCAATTGACAAGCCAACAGGCTTGCCAGCTGTTTCCGATGCTTGCCATAGAAACATTTCAAATATTGAGAATGTTCCCATCTCAAAGCATCAGAAGAGACATGTTGATCAAACCGTGACGCATCCAGTCCAACAGCAACTGGATGTTCAAACATGTCCCACTTTTCCCTCATCAATTTCGCAGACCGTTCTGCATTAACGCCCTTAAATACAGTTTGGTGCCCAAAAAGTTTGGATAGCCATTTAAAAGCACGATGCTCAAAATGTTTAAGATAACGACCAAGCATTATATTAAATTCTGGCTTCCGAGGAGATATAACCCTGGGCACAGGATCCTTCTTTGCGTTCCAATCAGTCTTTTCAAATTTAACAAACGCACTAACTGTGGATGCCTCTCTAGCATGAACCTGCTTAGCGTTCATGCTATCAAGCACCTTTTGATAAAAAGCTCTCTTGCGGCTACCAGCATAACTTGCTACAAAAGCAGCATGTGACACTGGAGCGGTCGAAGGATGGCTATTAGTCAAAAGCGTGTCAACGACGGACAATCGTTGAGCAAACACACCAGAAATTGGGCGTGGGGGGGGAACTAAGCCCTCCGCGCCTTTTACATTAAAGACTCTTTCATTAACCGCCCTAACTAGGGTGGAGAAGTCATGGTTGAAAGGAACGATTTCACCATGCTTCATAGGACCAGACACACTAACATAATTACGTACCTTAGGGATACCCAACACCGGCTTGCAAAGCAAGCTGTCTAGCCTGTGCCTCCTCGAATCTTCTCCAGGAATTACCCTGGGTAATAAATGAGGCAGTGCACAGCTAGTACCTTTGCGCAGTACTGGGCACCCCTATGCAAGGGTACCCGGCTGGAGCCGGAATACCCTACCATAGACGGTCTTGACTTCATTGATACGTGCATCCATAGTTTTCGATTGCATGACAAGCTTCATTTGTTTGAATTCTTCAGTAGGAACAAAGGACAAGAACAATGCACGATCAATAGCATTGATTTTATCACACGTTCTTAAATCCTTAAATTTATCACCTTCAAGGAACTTATTCAACCATTTCCTGGTGACCAAACAATTGGCTTCATCAAACTTGCGATTGCCAAATTTCAAATAGGCTTCCTTAGCCAATGCAAGTGCAAACTTGGTGCGTTTTCCCTTAACTAATTTGGATGCAACTGTAGTGTTGGTCTCATCACGTGTGGTTTCTCCTGCTACCACAACAGTATGACTTTTAGTATAGGTATGAATTTCTACCAAGTCATCTGCTTCTCCAGCTTCGTCAAACTCCTTGACTACTCGTGCTGCTATGCGTTCCTTATACCCACCAGAAAATAAATCCTTGGTATACTCGGGTATCAATTCAGTGAACACAAATTTCAACCACTTGACACCCCACTTAGTAAGAACGACCGCAGGTTCGGCAATTAAACCTGGGTTCGACATTACGGGCGCGGGGGTCGTATAGAGCCCATCTAAAAGCTCACATACGATTTCGCACTCCGCAATGCCCCTAGCACGGGCGGGGGCCTCAACAATATCACGCACTTCATCATAGGAAGGAGTAGCAACGGCAAACTCTTCAATTTCAGAGTAATTCTCAGCCATTGGTAAACGAGGTGGG